TCAATGGCTCTGTTTGGCAAAAGATTGATAACTCAGACTTGGTTTCATCTGTCAATGGACAGACTGGAACTGTGGTTCTTTCAACCACCGATATTTCTGAGGGAACGAATCAGTATTTCACCAATGATCGTGCTCGTTCTGCGCTAAGTGCTGGGACTGGAATCACATATAGTTCTACAACTGGTCAAATCACCAATTCTGCTCCTGATCAGACTGTTGCTTTGACTGCTGGAACGGGTATCAGCACAAGTGGCACATACCCAAACTTCACAATAGCAAATACGGCTCCAGATCAGACTGTGAGCCTGACTGGTTCAGGTACAACGACGATCTCTGGGACTTATCCTAACTTCACTGTTTCTAGTGCAGACCAATACACAGGAACTGTGACTGGAGTGACTGGCACTAGCCCTATTTCTTCTTCTGGTGGGACTGCCCCTGCAATCAGTTTGGCAAGTGGCTATGGGGATACTCAGAATCCCTACGCTTCAAAAACAGCTAATTATGTTCTGGCGTCACCCAATGGAACTGCTGGAGTACCAACATTTAGGGCATTGGTAGCGTCTGACGTCCCTACTTTGAACCAAAACACCACGGGAAGTGCGGCAACTCTGACCACAGGAAGAACCATCTCTATATCTGGTGATTTGTCTTATACGAGTCCTAGTTTTGATGGTTCAGCCAATGTGACAGCGGCTGGAACTCTTGCAACAGTCAATGCCAATGTGGGTAGTTTTACCTACGCATCCATCACTGTTAATGGCAAGGGATTGATAACTGCCGCATCTAGTGGAACTGCTCCTGTTACCTCTGTAACGGCTACGTCCCCTGTAAGTTCGAGTGGCGGTACAACTCCAGCCATTAGCCTTGCATCTGGATATGGTGACACCCAGAATCCTTATGCTTCCAAGACTGCTAACTACTTCTTGTCTGCCCCTAATGGCTCGGCAGGGGTTCCGAGTTTCAGGGCTATTGTCGCTGCTGACATTCCCACGCTTAACCAGAATACGACTGGAACTGCAAGCAATGTGACTGGAACTGTGGCGTTAGCCAATGGTGGTTCTGGTCAAACGACTGCTCAAGCAGCGATGAACGCATTTGCTGGTGCTGTGACCAGTGGTTCATACTTGCGTGGCAATGGCACGAATGTAGTAATGAGTACGATTCAGGCGGCTGATGTGCCGACTTTGAATCAGAACACGACTGGATCTGCTGGCTCTGTGGCAACTACTGACTTTACGATTGTGCAAAGTGGTACAAAGTTGCTTTTTAAGTATGGTGCAACGACAATTGCATCATTAGATTCGACGGGGGTATTTACCACCTTGTCTAATCATGTGGCAAATGGAACACCTTGAAGGAAATTAGATCATGGCAACACAAGTGACTTTGGGTTCTGGCGTTATTGATAGCGCATCTGGCCTGAAACTTCGTTCAAATGGCTCTACTGAGGCTGTTGACATCTCAACTGGTCAAGTTGTTACTTTGGCTAAAGATGCCGTCATCTCTGGTCTGACTGTCGGTAAGGGTGCAGGTGCTGTGTCCACCAATACTGCGGTGGGTGCGAGTGCGTTGGCGGCGAATACCAGCGGGGCATACAACACTGCGGTTGGCTCATCTGCGTTTAGCGCAAACACTACTGGACAATACAACACCGCAGTTGGCGCTTTGTCGTTGACGAATGCCACAACTGCATCGTCAAACTCTGGATTCGGGATTAATACGCTAAGGTTTACGACAACAGGCGCAAACAACACAGCGGTTGGTCAAGACGCATTGTTTTACAACACCACCGCCAACAACAACACTGCTGTGGGGTATCAGGCTATTTACACCAATACAACAGGTGTTGCCAATACTGCTATTGGACAGCAAGCACTATATTACAACACCACTGCATCAAACAATACTGCTGTTGGTTATCAAGCTGGGTACAACAATACTACAGGCACAAGTTTGGTTGCTATGGGGCGCAATGCGGCTCTAAATAATGGAACTGGTAACGACATAACAGCTATTGGGCGAGATGCTTTATATTCCAATACAACTGGTGGGCAGAACACAGCACTTGGTTCAGGCTCTCTTTTTAACAACACCACCGCCTCTTACAACACTGCTGTGGGGTATCAAGCGGGGTATAGCAATACGACTGGTGCAAACAACTTCTTTGCTGGCTATCAAACTGGTTATGGAAACACTACTGGTTCTTGGAACGTGGCAGTTGGTATGTATGCTGGTTCTGCTACTACTGGCAATTACAACACAGCATTAGGTGGTGGTGCTTTAAATAACAACACCACCGCTTCTAACAACACTGCTGTAGGGTATCTGGCGGCTTACTCAACTCAGACAGGCCCGAGAATCACGGCGGTTGGTTATCAAGCCGCTTACTCTGCAACCATAGGTGACAACACCGCAATTGGTTATTCTGTCTTGTCATTCAACACGACAGGTCAGTACAACGTGGCGGTTGGTGGGCAGGGGGGTAGTACAACGCTTAATGTCAACACGACTGGCTCCTACAACACCGCCGTTGGCATGGGCGCTTTGGGGGCCAACACCACCGCCAACAGCAATACCGCAGTCGGTTATCAGGCTGGGTATAGTAATACGGCTGGGGCATACAACACACTTGTTGGCTATCAGGCTGGCTTTAGTATGTCTGGCTCTGGCAATACGCTCAACACATTTGTTGGTCAGTCGGCTGGCTACAACGTCACAAGTGGAACCAAAAACACCATTATTGGTACTTACAACGGCAACCAAGGCGGCCTCAACATCAGCACTGCCAGCAACTACATCGTGCTGTCGGATGGGGATGGGAATCCGAGGGGTATTTTTGATAACAGCGGCAACTACATGGTGTACGCTACCGTAAAAGAAACTCGTGGCGTGACTCTGTACGGTTCTGGTGTCAATGGCTTTTATATAAAAACAACCGGAACTTGTGGTTACTTGGTAACTCAAGACGGAACAGGTGGGTCAGGCACATATCTCACGTTTTATTCGAACACTACTGCAACGGGTTCAATTACCACAAACGGAACAACTACTTCTTATGTCACGACTTCCGACTACCGCCTCAAAGAAGATGTGCAACCGATGACTGGTGCGCTAGCAAAAGTGCAGGCGCTCAAGCCCGTTACCTACAAGTGGAAGTCAGATGGTTCTGATGGTCAGGGCTTCATTGCTCACGAGTTGAAAGAGGTTGTCCCTGACTGTGTGACTGGTGCAAAAGATGCTGTGGACGCTGATGGCAACCCTGTTTACCAAGGCATCGACACCTCATTCTTGGTGGCAACCCTCACGGCGGCAATTCAGGAGCTTAAAGCCGAGGTTGACAGCCTCAAATCCCAACTCAAAGGAGCCTGAAATGACTGAAGTCGCAACCCCTGTGGAGCAACCCACCTAAAATGAACAGAATCGGCAAAACCCCAGAACAACTTTGGTCTATGTTTGACTACATAGATGGGGTTTTATATTGGAAAGAAAAGACAATTAGCCGAGGAAGAAAAAGCACAAAAGGCGGCACAAAAGTTTGGACAAAGTCAAAACGAGATGGTTATTTAAGAGTTGGGTTTAACTCAAAACAACATCTTGTTCATCGTGTAATTTTTTTAATGCATTATGGGTATATTCCAGAATGTTTAGATCACATTGACGGCAACAGAGAAAATAACAAAATAGAAAATCTGCGACCAGCAAGCAAATATCAGAACATTTTGAACAGCAAAGTTAGAAGCGACAACACATCTGGAGTAAAAGGTGTATGTTGGAATGCTAGAAAACGTAAATGGTTTGCTAGGATTCATTTTGAAAAAAAACCAATTAGTCTTGGTTATTATGTTGATCTTGAACTTGCCGATTTGGTAGTTCAGGAGGCTCGTGTTCTTTATCACAAGGAGTTTGCAAATCATGGAAAACACACAATTCATTGAAACACCTTCATTAGAAGAAGTGAAACGCCATTGGAATGCCGCCATGGATTCTGTTCGGCTCCTCCAAGCAGGGAAACCTGAGAACATGACAGATGTTGAATGGGCTGACTGCAAGAAGCGCAATGTCGAGCACCTCGAAATCATGGTCGCTAAGACTTGGTGGAATGGTCAAGACCTGTCGCCTTTGCAAGCGGCTATTTCTGCAAATCAGTAATAGGCAATCCACCAGCCTTTGATGGTGGCTTTCAGGAGAAGTGACATGGGAAAGAATGAAAAAACCCCAATCACAATTGATGATGTTGAGTATTTGTTTGAAGACATGACTGGTGAGCAACAGGCTTTAGTCAATCATGTGGCAGACCTAGATCGTAAGATTTCTTCGTCTAGGTTCAATCTTGATCAATTAACTGTTGGTCGTGATGCCTTCATGCAAATGCTTAAGAAGTCTTTGGAGGCACAAGAGGTCGTTCAATGACCCCCGAACTTCAGAAGTATTACGACGAGCGTTTCTCAATGATGGCAACTCAAGGGTGGAAAGACCTGATTGAGGATATTGACAACATGGTAAACGCTTTGAATAATATCTCCGTAGTTCAGGATGAAAAAGACCTCATGTTCAAGAAAGGCGAACTGTCGATCTTGACTTGGCTGAAAACCTTGAGAGAGGTCAGCGAAAGAGCTTTTGAGGAACTAAATGAAAAGAATGTATGAATTTGTGTGTGGTGAATGCCACCATGTCACTGAGAAACTGACTGGTTATGAGACAGTTGAAGTTCAGTGCCCTGCTTGCGGTAATTCCGCAGGACGCAAAATAAGTGCTCCAGCAATCAAGTTGGAAGGATGGTCTGGGAGTTTCCCAGGTGCGGCAAACAAGTTTGAGCGCAGCCATCTTGATAAGTTGAAAGCAGAGCAAAAAGCGAACTCATAAACAAGTTGTTGTCGAGTTCATATCTCCTAGAACCGTAACGGCAGGAAAAGGAAAAAACCATGCTAGTTGACAATGAAGACGAGAAGTTTGGTGAAGACATTAAAGTTGAAGAGCAGACCCTAGAAAAATCTGTTGAGCCAGCATCTTCAGAGGTTCCCGAGAAATATCGGGGAAAATCCTTAGAAGACATCGTTCGGATGCACCAAGAGGCTGAAAAGTTGATTGGAAAGCAGGCTCAAGAGGTTGGCGAAGTTCGTAAACTTGCTGATGAACTGATCAAACAGAATCTCGGTGTCAAGCAACAAATGGTAAAAGAGGAAGAGCCTGAAGTAGATTTCTTTGAGAATCCTCAGAAGGCTGTTCAGAAGACTGTTGAGAAGCATCCTGATGTGTTGGCTGCCCGTCAAGCGGCGGCTGAATTCAGGAAGATGCAGACTCAGCAACGGTTGGCACAGTCTCATCCAGACATGGGAGAGATTGTCAAAGACCAAGGTTTTGCAGATTGGGTTAAAGGTTCTTCAGTGCGCCTAGCCCTGTTTGCCAAAGCTGATGCTGAGTATGACTTTGATGCAGCCAATGAACTGCTTTCCACTTACAAAGAACTTCGTGGCGTGAAGGCAAGGCAGACTGAGAATGCTGGAGAGCAACTCAGGAAGCAGAACCTGAAGGCTGTTGGAGTTGATAGTGGTGGAACTGGAGAGACTACCAAGCGAATCTATCGACGGGCCGACCTTATTCGGCTGAAAATGACTGACCCTGGGCGATATGAGGCACTCTCTGATGAGATCATGCAGGCATATTCTGAGGGTCGTGTGAAGTAACTTTTTTTGGAGATTGAATCATGGCAACCGCTTTTTCCCCTGCAAATAGTGTAACGACCACTACCGCAGCAACCTTCATTCCTGACATTTGGAGTGATGAGATTGTTGCCGCCTACAAGAAGAATCTTGTTTTGGCGAACCTCGTTAAGCGCATGAATGTCCGTGGTAAGAAAGGTGACGTTGTTCACGTTCCCGCCCCTACCCGTGGCTCTGCTTCTGCTAAGACCGCCACCAACGCTGTGACTTTGATCGCTGCGACCGAAACCGAAGTGCAAGTTACCATTAACAAGCACTACGAATACAGCCGCCTGATCGAAGACATCGTTGAAGTGCAAGCCTTGTCTAGCCTGCGTTCTTTCTATACGGAAGATGCTGGTTACGCTCTGGCTCGCCAAGTTGACACCGATCTGGTTCAATTGGGCCGCTACTTCAATGGCGCTACCGTTGGCACGAATGACTATGCGACCTCCAATACGGCTACCAAAGCCTATATTGGTTCGGATGGTACGACTGCTTACAACTCGACCACCTCTAACGCTGCCGCCCTGACTGATGCTGCCATTCGCCGCACCATTCAGCGTCTGGACGACAACGATGTGCCGATGGATGGTCGTTTCTTCATCATCCCCCCGTCAAGCCGTAACACCCTGATGGGTTTGGCTCGTTATACCGAGCAGGCTTTTGTGGGTGATGCTGGAAGCAATAACACCATTCACAATGGTCAAATCGGCAACCTGTACGGTATCCCCGTGTATGTGACCAGCAATGCCGACACTGGCGCTGGTAACAGCGGTGCTGACCGTATCTGCTTGATGGGTCATCGTGATTCGATGATTCTGATTGAGCAAATGGGTGTCCGTTCGCAGACTCAGTACAAACAAGAATACCTCGGTACTCTGTTCACTGCTGATACTCTGTATGGCGTGAAAGCAATGCGTACCGCAGCTTCTGTTGGTGCTGCTCTGTCATCCAGTGCTGTTGCTCTGGCTGTTCCTGCGTAATTGCAGTTGCCATCCCCCTTCTTAACTGGAGGGGGGTGGTTTTTTTTAATGTATTGGGGCTTTCATGGCAACATTCCGCTGTCTTAGAAGTGGTCAGACCGTAACTTTTAATCTCCAGCACGATATTGATAGCATGAGAGGTCATCCCGACTATGTTCTGGTTGATGAAGTGACTAATGAGGAGAAACCCTTAGTCGAGCCAGATGCGGTTAGGACTGATACTGCTTTCACTATGCCTGCGCCTCCA